TTACGGCGTCTAAGGATAAGTATAGTTACAGAAACCCCCCTACCGTTTTTAAAAAGCCCCATCAAAAAAATATTTCGCAAAAATTTACCTATGTGTTAGACTTCTTAAAACATTTTACCAAACAGTAAATATGACATTAGACTATAATTGCCCTACCATAGAGGAAAACATACCTCTACCTGCAAACGCTAAAGATGCGTTTCCCACGCTGTCGCCTACAGAAGAACTGCACATGCGGGCAAACGTGGTCAAACTACTTTCAGATTTAACTAATAATCCCATTACACCAACGGCGTCTGACGTAGAAGAAGCGAAAGCTATTGCTACAGAAATGGCTGCTAATCCAAGCTACCGTCCGCAGTTCCCACAATACCCAAATGAAACCCTTGCTCTACTTGCAGGTATGGTTGCTCAAATGAATGTATCTATTGTGGATGACTTAGCTGATCTTAAAATGTATGTAATTAATAAGTTAGTTGCTGAGATAGAGAATACTCAAGATAGTAAGACTAGAATTGCTGCTCTAAAACATTTAGGAGACGTAGATGGTGTTGATGCTTTCAAACGCCGTACAGAAGTAATTATTAAAGTACAGACTATAGAGGAAGTTGAGAAAGAACTATTAGACACCCTTAGTATTATTGAGGGTAGAGTTATAGATGCAGAAGCTAGACAGATAATTTCTTTAGCATGAGTATTAAACTTACTCCAGAAGATCTATTTAAACTGCGTCAAGCATTACCCACGATGCCTGATGCCCAAAAACGCCGCACCGCACTACTCTTAAAAGAATATGAGGCCCAGATAGCTCAGACATTAGGGAAGCTTTCTTTCCTAGATTTCATTAATCATGTATATCCTGACTACAAAGTAGGGCCTCACCATTTAAAACTGATACAAGTCTTTGAAGACATAGCCGCAGGTAAGAAAAAACGTGTTGTAGTTAACATTGCCCCGCGTCATGGTAAGTCTGAACTTATATCATATCTAGCGCCAGCATGGTTCTTAGGTAAATTCCCACAAAAGAAGATCATAATGGCTTCTCACACTGCTGACTTAGCTATTAACTTCGGTAGACGGGTACGTAACTTAGTAGGTTCCAATGAATATAAAGGTATTTTTCCACAAGTTGAGTTACAGTCTGACTCAAAATCTGCCTCTAGATGGGGTACAAATTTTAATGGTGAGTATTTCGCTATTGGAGTGGGGGGTGCTCTTGCGGGCCGTGGGGCGGACCTTTTTATAATTGATGATCCACACTCAGAGCAAGACGCTAAACAGAATAAAGCTAGTGTTTTCCTTCCAGCGTGGGAGTGGTTCCAGTCTGGTCCTATCCAACGTCTGATGCCGGGTGGGGCTATTATTGTTGTAATGACTCGGTGGTCTAAACTAGACCTTACTGGGCAGATAGTTTCACAAATGGAACGTGAAGAGGGTGTAGACCCATGGGAAGTTATAGAATTCCCTGCTATTAAAGATGATGGCACTGCACTGTGGCCTGAGTTCTGGGATATTGAGGAGTTATTAGCTAAGAAAGCCTCGTTAGACGTACGGTACTGGAACGCTCAGTATTTACAGAAGCCAACTTCGGAAGAAGGGGCGTTAATTAAGCGTGAATGGTGGAACATTTGGGAAGGGAATACACCTCCTGAGTGTGAGTTTACCATTATGGCTCTTGATGCTGCCCAAGAAACAAATAACAGAGCCGATTACAATGCTCTTACCATTTGGGGAGTATTTTTCAATGAAGAAACTAATAACTTTAATATTATACTATTAAATGCTATAAAGAGACGGCTGGAGTTCCCCGATCTAAAGAAACTTGTACTAGAAGAGTACAAGGAATGGCAACCTGACTCTTTTATAGTTGAAAAGAAGTCTAACGGGGCCGCTTTGTACCAAGAATTAAGGCGTATGGGGGTACCCATAGGCGAGTTTACACCCGGTAAAGGTCAAGATAAAATTAGTAGAGTTAATGCTATATCCGATTTGTTCTCTGCTGGTATAGTATGGGCTCCTGAACACAGATGGGCTAAAGAAGTCATAGAAGAATGTAACGATTTTCCAAGTGGTACGCATGATGACTTAGTGGATTCTACAACACTAGCGTTGTTGCGGTTTAGACAAGGCGGTTTTCTACGACTACCCAGTGATGAGGCTGATGTTGACGACTACTATTATAAAGCTAGAAAGAAAGCTGCTTATTATTAATTAAGGAAACAAAATGATAGACAAAAGTGTGAACCCAGCCCCGATGGGCTTAGATGCTATACCTATAGAAGAAGATCAAGAACCGTTAGAGATTGAGATTGAAGACCCTGAGTCAGTAACGATTAGCTTAGGTGAACAAGAGATTCTTAAGATTCAAAAAGAAGTTGATGAAGAAAAGTTCAGCATGAATCTTGCTGAAGAGATGGATGAGTCGGCTCTACAATCGCTTGCTTCTGATCTTATTAATGACTTCGAGTCTGATGTAAGCGCTAGGAAAGATTGGGTTCAAACTTATGTTGATGGGCTTGAGTTACTAGGTCTTAAGATGGAAGACCGCTCAGAACCTTGGGAAGGTGCATGTGGTGTGTATCACCCACTGTTAACTGAGGCTGTTATTAAGTTCCAAGCAGAGACTATTACTGCAACGTTTCCTGCGTCTGGTCCAGTTAAAACACAGATCATTGGTAAAGAGACTGAAGAGAAGAAAGAAGCTGCACAGCGTGTTCAAGACGACATGAACTATCAGCTTACCGATGTGATGACTGAATACAGACCAGAGCATGAGCGCATGTTATGGGGCCTAGGATTGGCTGGTAACGCCTTTAAGAAAGTATATTATGACCCGTACTTAGGCCGTCAAGTTGCTATGTACGTACCTGCTGAAGATATCGTTGTACCGTATGGTGCAGCTGACTTACAGAGTGCAGAACGTGTAACTCACATAATGCGGAAGACTGAGAATGAAATACGCAGACTACAGTATGAAGGTTTTTATAGAGATGTAGATTTGGGTGAACCTTCCAATACTATGGACGATATTGAGAAGAAGATAGCTGATAAGCTTGGTTTCAGAGCGTCAACGGATGATCGGTTTAAACTGTTAGAAATGCATGTTGAGATTAATCTTGAAGGTTTTGAGCACGAAGATCATGAAGGAAAGCAAACTGATATAGCGTTGCCGTACGTAGTTACTATCGAAAAAGGCACAAACACAATCCTATCAATTCGTAGAAATTGGGACCCTGATGATGAATCTTCTAAAAAACGCAATCACTTCGTTCATTATGGTTATGTGCCGGGTTTTGGCTTTTACTGTTTTGGGCTTATTCATCTTATTGGTGCTTTCGCCAAGTCTAGTACTTCAATCCTTCGCCAGCTGGTTGATGCGGGCACTCTCAGTAATCTTCCGGGGGGCTTTAAAACTAGAGGACTAAGGGTTAAGGGTGATGATACTCCGATTGCTCCGGGTGAGTGGAGAGACGTAGATGTGCCATCAGGTGTAATGCGTGATAACTTTATGCCACTGCCGTACAAAGAACCAAGTCAAACATTATTAACTTTGCTAGGGAGTATAGTCGATGAAGGTCGCCGTTTTGCTGGGGCTGCTGATCTTGCTGTCTCTGATATGTCCTCTAATAGTCCTGTTGGTACAACACTCGCTGTACTCGAGAGAACGCTTAAAGTAATGAGTGCAGTACAGTCGCGTATACACTACTCGATGAAGCAAGAGTTTATCTTACTACGTAATATTATAAGAGACTATACCCCTGATGAATACGATTATGACCCTACAGAAGGTAGCAGACGCGCTAAGAAAGCTGATTATGATTTGGTATACGTACTTCCTGTATCAGACCCTAATGCCTCCACAATGGCACAGAGAGTCGTCCAGTATCAGGCAGCCCTACAACTAGCACAAGGCGCACCACAGCTATATAACTTACCTGTTTTACATAGACAAATGCTGGAAGTGTTAGGTATTCCTAATTACCAAAAGTTAGTACCCATGGAAGATGATATGAAACCCCGTGACCCAGTTACAGAGAATCAGAACATCCTCAAAAATAAACCTGTTAAGGCGTTCTTGTATCAAGATCATCAAGCTCACATTGCTGTACATACATCTGCAATGCAATCTCCTGAAATACAACAGGTGCTTCAACAATCTATGGGCCAAAATCCACAGGCTATGCAAGCACTGCAAGCTGCTATGAGTGCACATATAAATGAACACTTAGGATATGAGTATAGAAAACAGATTGAGCAAGCTATGGGTATGAACATACCTACTTATGGTGAAGATGAATCTGACAATCAAGTAACAATTCCTGATGATATGGAAGTTCAAATATCTCAAATGGCAGCTCAAGCTGCACAACAGTTGTTACAGCAAGGGCAACAACAAGCTCAACAGCAACAAGCTCAGCAACAAGCTCAAGACCCGTTGATACAAATGCAACAACAAGAGCTGCAACTTAAAGCTCAAGACTTACAACGTAAAGTAGCTAAAGATCAGTCTGATGCTCAGTTGGAAGCGATGAAGATACAAGTTGATCGTGAACGTATTGGTGCTCAACAACAATCTGCTGGTGCACAAATCAATGCTAAGTTGCAAGATACTCAAGCTCAAATAACTGCTAAGCAAGATCAGTTAGCTGCAAAACTGGGTATAGATGTAGCTATGAAAGAAAGTGAACGTGAGCATTTAAGAGGCCAAAGTAATCAACAACAAGATCATGCTAAGTTTTTAGCTGAAAGGCAACACCAACAAGCTGAGAGACAAGCACAACGAACAGCTCAAACTAAAGGAGGAGAGGTAGGTGGAAAAAAGCCTGAAGGTTTTAAAGAGGGTGGGGTAATTCACTCTGACTATGATATGGAAGGGTATAAAGCTGCTGTTAAAAGTGGAAAGATAAAACCTCGTGCAGGGGAAGAAGATCATTATCCAGATACTTATAAGCTACCTAACCACCCTACTTTTTCAGAACAAAGTAAATACTCTAACGCTGATGCACAAGGTGGTAAATGGCAAAAAGGAGAGGAAGGTCGATATTACTTTCACCCATCTGAGCACAACTTAAAAAATAAATCACCTGAAAAATTAAGTGAATACTTTGTTAATCAGGAGAAAAAAGGAACACATTTAGTACTACCTACAGGTGAACTTGTTGAAGGAACTAAATAATGACAGGAACTATTTTTGTAGAATTGGTGCTATTACCTATTAAGCTACTAGCACTCGTAGGGGTGCTAGGTTTTATTTTATACTGTATTGGATATAAAATACACGAAGAGATTATTATAAGAGTAACTAAATAATGGATAGAGAAGCGGAGATTCTATTTAAACAAATTGATGACAGAATATCGTTATTAACACAAGCGTTAGCATCTGGTCGGGCTGAAGATTACGCCGCATATAAATACATATGTGGGCAAATTCAAGGCTTAGATCAGGCACGAAGCGCCATAGAAGTACTAACTAAGAAACTGGAGTTTGAAGACGAATGAGTAAAATCTTAATTGGGTCTAACCCAAACAATCCTCAAGTTGTGGGGTCTATAGACTTCTCAGCTACTAATGAAGAAAAGGCGACTCAACTGCCTACACCAACAGGGTATCGTATACTATGCGCACTACCTGAAGTGGAGAAAGAATATGAAAGTGGCATTCTTAAAGCTGATGAAACGCTGCGGCATGAAGGTCTTCTGGCTACTGTGCTGTTTGTTGTGGCTATGGGTCCTGATTGTTACAATGACAAAGAGCGTTTCCCTTCTGGACCTTGGTGCAAGGTTGGGGATTTTGTCCTTGTAAGACCAAACGCAGGTACTCGTATGAAGATACATGGTACAGAAATGCGCATGATTAATGATGATAGTGTTGAGGGTATTGTTCTTGATCCTCGCGGTATCTCCAGAGTTTAAAGGAAAATAAAATGGCTAAGTACGAAGCAGATGATTATGAGTTCCCTGATGAAGCTGGTGGGAATGTAGAAATAGATAATGATGAGATTGAAATTGAAATAGAAGATGATACACCCGTAGCTGATAGAAACGCTAGACCACCATTACCTAAAGATATAGTAGATGAGTTAGAAACTGCTGATGAGTCCGATGACTATTCTGGCAAGGTACAAACTAAGTTTAAACAGTATAAAAAAGCGTGGCACGATGAACGTAGGCTAAAAGAAGAAGCCTATCGTGAGCAAGAAGAAGCTCTAGCTGTAGCGCAAAAAATACTGGATGAGAATCATCATCTTAAATCTTTACTTCAATCAGGAGAAAAGGAGTTAATAAGCACTTATCAATCCTCTGCTGAGTTAGAAATGGAGAAGGCTAAACGTAATTATAAGGAAGCTTATGACTACGGAAATACCGATGCAATCATCGAAGCACAAGAAGAATTGATGAAAGCGACAAATAAGCTTGACAAAGCTCAAAACTTCAGGCCTACTGCACAAAACGCCCATACAGGTGCACAATTACTACAAAAACAGCAACGCGCTGTACAGCAAGACCCGAAGGCAGCGGAATGGGTAGCCGAAAATCCGTGGTATGTTGACCCAACTAAGAAAGTCATGAGTAGATTCGCTGTAGGCATACACGAAGACCTTGTAGACACTTACGGGGATAAGTTCGTTGGAAGCGATGAATATTACAAACGTATCGACCAAGAAGTACAACGCAGATTCCCAGAAGAATTTAGCGATTCAAACGATGAGCCTAAAGCCCAACGTACATCAAAACTTAGCACGGTAGTAGCGTCTGCAAAGAGAAGCACAGCCCCTAAAAAGGTGTCACTCAGCAAGACTCAAGTTGCATTAGCCAAGAAATTTGGACTAACTAATGAACAATACGCCCGTGAACTAACCAAATTGGAGGCCTAAGATGGCTGATAACAGAATACAAAGAGATGTAACAACGCGTGATACTTCAGCCCGTCCTAAGCAGTGGGCACCAGCTGAACTTCTACCAGAACCGGATAAACAACCGGGCTATGCGTACAGATGGATTAGAACGTCAACATTAAATGCAGCTGACCCACGTAACCTTTCAGCAAAACTGAGAGAAGGCTGGGAACCTGTTAATGTGTCGGAACAACCGCAAATGCAACTGTTAATCGACCCTACTAGTCGTTTTAGAGACAACATAGAGATCGGTGGTTTATTGTTATGTAAGACCCCTACAGAGTTTATTGAACAACGTAATGACCACT